CTGTATTAGTTGCAGAAAAGTTTGAAGCTGGAGAATCTGTATTTATTAAAACTGAAGATGAGCAAGTTGCTCTTCCAGTTGGTGAATATGAATTAGAAGATAAAACTATTTTAGTTGTAACTGAAGAAGGTTTAATTGACAGTATTAAAGAAGCTGCTAAAGAAGCAGAAGAAGAATTATCTGAAGAATCTAATGAAGAAGAAACTGAATTAGAAGAACACGAGGATAAAGAAGAAATGAAATATGTGACCAAAGAAGAATTTGCGAAAGCGGTTGAAGAAATCAAAGCAATGATAGAGGCAATGGATCACAAAAAAAAGAAAGATGAAATGAGTGAAGAAGTAATAGAAGAAAAAGAAGAACTTTCTGCTGTTGCTGCTGAGCCTGTAAAACATAATCCTGAAGCTGTAGTTGATAATAAAGTAAATTTTCATATTGGAAGCAATAGAGCAAAAACAACTAAAGACAGGGTTTTTGATAAAATTTTTAACAATAATTAATAAATAAAAAATGGCGAATAGTTTAAATACACCAATTACAAGCACCTATGCTGGAGAATTTGCAGGTAAATATATCTCTGCTGCTCTTTTAAGTGCTAATACAATTGATAAAGGCGGAATAGAAGTAATGCCGAATATCAAATATAAGTCAACAATGAAGAAAGTTGCAACTGCATCATCTGTTATAGGTAATGCTGCCTGTGATTTTTCTGGAACTGCTGACCAAGTAACATTAACTGAAAGATTATTACAACCAGAAGAGTTTCAAGTAAATTTACAATTTTGCAAGCAAGATTTTGTTTCAGATTGGGAAGCTGCTGAAATGGGATTTTCTGCATACGATAAACTTCCACCTAAATTTTCTGATTTTATTATTGGACATGTAGCTGGTTTAGTAGCTGAAAAAACAGAACAGAATATTTGGGAAGGTGTTAATGCAAATGCTGGTGAGTTTGATGGTTTAGTTACTTTAGCTTTAGCTGATTCTGATGTTATTGATGTAGCATCTCACGCTGCTGTAACTGCTTCTAACGTAATTGATAAATTAGGTTCTATTGTTGATGCAGTACCTTCTGCGCTTTACAATAAAGAAGATTTACATATTTACGTATCACAAAACATCGCAAGAGCTTATGTAAGAGCTTTAGGTGGTTTTGCTACTTCAATTGGTGCTGCTGGTACTGATTCAAAAGGTACGCAATGGTATAACGCTGGTGGACAACTATCTTTTGATGGTGTAAAAATCTTTGTTGCTAATGGATTAGCTGATGATACAGCAATGGCTGCTCAGAAAAGTAACTTATACTTTGGTACTGGTTTATTATCAGATATGAACGAAGTTAAAGTTCTTGATATGGCTGACCTTGATGGTTCACAAAATGTCAGAGTAATAATGAGATTTACTTCTGGAGTACAATACGGAATAGGTTCTGATATAGTTTTATACCACGCCTAAGAATTAATTAATAACAAGGGGGTGTGATTCCCCCTTAATTTAAATTTTAATAATATGGCATGCGATTTAACAGCTGGCAGAAAAGTACCGTGTAAAGATGTAATTGGAGGCATTGTTAGAATTTGGTTTGCAGATTTTGGAGATTTAGGAACTGTAACACAAACTGCGGATGAAATTACAGATATTACAGGCGATAGTAGTAATTTAATTACTGTATATCAATATGATTTAAAAGGTACTAACAGTTTAGAAACTGCTATTACCTCAAGTAGAGAGAATGGTACAACATTCTTTGAAGAAACATTAACTTTAACACTACCTAAATTATCTAAAGAAGATAATAAGGAATTAAAACTTATAGCTTACGGAAGACCTCACGTTGTGGTAGAAGACAGAAACGGTAACTTTATGATGTGTGGATTAGAACACGGAATGGAAGTAACTGGCGGAAGTATAGCAACAGGAACAGCGTTTGGGGATTTAAGTGGTTACTCATTAACATTAACGGGACAAGAATTAAAACCAGCTAATTTTATTAGTGGTGGTACTTCTACAAATCCTTTTGCTGGGATGAGCTCAGTAACTGCAACTGTAACTTTGGGTACAAATAGTTAAAAAAAGACGCGATTAGATAATTGTGTGATTCATAATATATAGTTTGATTGAAGGGGTGGAAGTGATTAGCCACCCCTTTTTTTATGTAAAAAATATGCAAATATTAACTACAAGTGGCACACGAATTATTAACTTTATACCAAGAGAAACAATAACTGGTAGTAAAACTTATAAATTAGTGATAAAATCAGAAGCTCAAAATAAAGTTATTGCAACAGATAATGATGCAACATTTACTGAATTAGATTATTATTATCAATATTCAACTACACAAGCATTAGTTGAAAATAATTACTATACAATTACAATTACCAATACGACAGACAACGCAGTAATTTTTAAAGATAAAATGTATTGCTCAGATCAAACACTTTCAGACTATGAAATTTCAAACGGTATTTATATAGAGCAAAGCACAGGCAACAATCAATTTGTATATTATGGATAATCTACACTTAATACAACTTAATCAATATGAGCGGCCTACTATTACAGAAGAACGTAATAGAAACTATGTATCAATAGGAGATAACAATGATTATTACCAAAACTTAATAGATTGTTATATGAACAGCACTACTAACCAATCGGTAATAAATGGTGTTGTTAATCAAATATATGGTAAAGGTTTAGATGCTACTGATTCAAATAAAAAACCTGAGCAGTATGCTCAAATGAAAAGTTTAATTAAAAATGATTGCTTAAGAAAAGTTTGCCAAGATTTAAAACTATTAGGAGAAGCAAGTTTTCAAGTAACATACACAGGTAATAAAATATCAGCAATTACACACTTTCCAAGAGAAACATTAAGAGCTGAAAAGATGAATGATAAAGGTGAAATAAAAAATTATTATTATGCACCTGATTGGACAAAAGTACAAAGAAATAGTAAATTAAAAAAGTTTCCTGTATTTGGTAGTGGCGCACAAAATGAAATATATATTGTAAAAAGATATGTAACTGGATTTTACTATTATTCACCAGCAGATTATAATACCGCCTATGCTACATTAGAAAACGAAATTGCGTGTTATTTAATTAACGATACTCAAAATGGTTTTAGCGGTACAAAAGTGGTCAACTTTAACAATGGCGTTCCAGATCGAGAAAAACAACTTGCTATTAAGAATGATGTAATGCAAAAACTTACAGGTAGCTATGGTGAGAAAGTAATTGTTGCATTTAACAACAATGCAGAAAGTAAAACAACTGTAGAGGATATACCACTAACAGATGCACCTGAACACTATTCTTTTTTAAGTGAAGAGTGTAAAAAAATGATAATGTTAACACATAGAGTAACATCACCATTATTATTAGGTTTATCTTCTGCTAATGGTTTTTCTTCTAATGCTGATGAAATAGAAAATTCAAGTAGATTATTTAATAATATTGTAATACAACCTTACCAAAATTTATTAATAGATTCTATTGATGAAATGTTAGCTGTTAATGGTATTAGTTTAAATCTATATTTTAAAACTATTGAACCACTTGAATTTATGGAGTTAGATGAATTAGATGATGAAGAAAGAGAAGAACAAACTGGTATTAAAGATGAAGAAACTGAATTAGAGTTAATGGCTTCTAAGGTTAAAAATAAAGATTTGCCAGATGAAGCAATGGATTATATTTTAGATGGCTTAGATGGTGAAATTATGAATGAGGATTGGGAAATTGCAGATGTAAGAGAATATAATGAAGAAAATATTGATATTGAAAAATGGGCGGGTAATATTATTGAAACAAAATTAGCAACAGCAGTTAAAAGAAAAACACCAATAGAAAATAATCCTAATAGATTTTCAGTTTTAGATAAATCTTTTTACAAAGTAAGATACAGATATGCAGAAGTAAAATCAAGTGCTAATAGTAGAAAGTTTTGTAAAGAAATGATGAATAGAAGTAGAGCGGGAGTTGTTTACAGGATAGAAGATATTGATGCAGCTACTAAAAATTGGAGTTCTTCTAAATTTAAATCTTTAGAATTACCAATGCACAATAATAAACCTTTTTCACTTTTTAGATTTAAGGGCGGTGTTTACTGTGGCCATATTTTTGAAGAAGTATTGTATAAGGTAAAAAAGAAAAAAAATAAAGGTAGTGATAAAATAAAAGATTATGATGAGGTTAGTAGTATACCTAAATCACAGAAACCAACACCAAGAGGACATAAAGATGCTAAAGTAGCTCCAACAAATATGCCTAATAATGGACATCACCCAAATTATAAAGGAAAATGAGTAAAGCACTATTTGTAACAAGACACGATATTTCAGTATTTACTGCTGCTAATGGTAATATAGATAATGATAAATTATTACCATTTATAAATCAAGCACAGGATATACACATACAAAATTACTTAGGTACTGAGTTATATGTTAAAATACAAAATGAAATAGTAGCTGGTACTTTAACTAATCCTTATTTAGCATTAGTAAATGATTATATTAAAAATATGTTACTACATTGGAGTATGGTTGAATACTTACCGTATGCGGGCGTTAATATTACAAATGGTGGTATATATACTAAGAATCCTGAAAATAGCACAGCATTAAGCAAAGAACACATAGACAGCTTAATTGAAAGAAGCAGAACAACAGCACAGTTTTACACTAATAGATTTATAGATTTTATGCAAAATAACGCAGCTGGATTAATACCTGAGTATTATAGTAACTCACAAGAAGATATGTATCCAGATGATGTTGCAGATTTTGGAGGTTGGGTACTTTAAAAATATATTATGCCAGATAATAACATAGAATGGGGACAAGGTGGAGTAAACAACACTAATGATTGGGGTAAAGCAAAAGCTAATTCTACTAATAACTTTGGCGCTGTTTATGATAATTCGCCAAGTGGTGATACTAATATAGCTGGTGGCGATCCTGTTGTATCAATAAGTTATTCTGCGAGTGCTTTCTGTGCTGATGCAAGCGATCCTACGCCAACAGTACAAAATAATGCTGGTGCTGGAACATTTAGTTCTACAACTGGTTTAGTATTTATTAGTACATCTACAGGTCAAGTTGATGTTTCTGGTTCTACTGCTGGTAGTTATTTAATTACTTATACAGATACGGATTCTGCAACAGCTACATTTAATTTAACTATCAATGCACTACCAACTGTTGTTGTTAATCCTTCTGCTGGAACTATTTGCAATGGCGAAAGTACAATACTAACTGCAAGTGGCGCTGCTACCTATGTTTGGAACGATGGCAATACAGATAATCCAAGAACAGTTTCACCAACTACTACTACTTTATTTACTGCAACAGGAACTGATTCAAATGGTTGTACAAGTTCAGGTGCAACTACAATTACTGTAAATGCCTTACCAACTGTTGAAATTAGTGGAACTTTAACTTATTGTGCTGGTGGTTCAACTACATTGACTACTACTGCTGGATTAAGTTCTTATTTGTGGAGTACAGGAGCAACTACACAAAGCATTACAGTTTCTACTGCTGGTAGTTATACAGTAACAGGAACTGATTCTAATGGCTGTAGTGCTACTTCTGCTGCTTCTACAGTTACAGAATTGCCTTTAGATACTGCAACAGTAACTTATAGTTCAAGTGCTTATTGTCAAATGCCAACTGGTGCAACTGCTGTAGATGGTTACTATCCTTTATATACTACAGAATCAGCAGCACAGGCAGAAAGCTCAGATGGTACAGCACACTCTCACGTATTGGGTGGTGTTACTTATTATATGCCAAATGATGGTGTGATACAGTACCATAATACTTATTCTTTAACAACACCAGCACCTACAATAACTGGTCAATCTGGAACATTTAGTGAATCTACTGGAAACTTTCC